CTATCGTCAACGAGAGCAGCATAATGTTGTCTCTTTAGACTCTGGTTCCATCATAGTTGGCGCGGCTCGTTACAACTGGATTAGAAAGTCCACTGAAACGGTTACCGTGAAAGCTATGGCCTTGGATGAAGTCGACCTCTCCTTCGCAGGACAGGTCGGTTTTAGTTTCAAGGGGCTTTTGGCGCTCCCATGGGAGCTCATGAGCTATTCTTTTGTGCTGGATTGGGCAGCGAACCTTGGTGATTACTTTGGTTCCTCGCTCATGTCGTACGGATACAATCAGCTCGGCTCTTCCCTCGTGACCCAGCGTCAGCTCGCGACTGCCTACACCATTACTGGTGCGGACAGCGGCGATAATGCTGACAACTGGATTTACTCAGGAAATCTCAGTGGTACCATTGGTATCATGAGAACGTCGACAACTCGAGGTGGGCTGACAAGTCCCGGCATGGCATTACGAACCGATTTCAAAACCGATTCGATTTACCGTGTCGCCGATGCGTTTTCCCTAATCGCTTCCCGCTTTACTAAGATTAATAACCTTTACAAAGCAATAGATCCGAAGCCCGTTACTCATGGGCAGAGGAAAAACATGGCCTTATGGCTCAACCAACCTGGAGTTCTATAAATGACTCTTTCCGTCAACGCGAAAACCTACACCGCAGACTCGTTCAATAAAGACAACGTCGGCTATTCCGGCCCCAACCACACTGTGTCCGTCAAGGACTACGTGCGTCTGGCGCGGGTTGCTCCGAAGAAGACTACGACGAGCTCTGGAACTGGTCGCACTTCTGCCAAGCTCACCCGTACGCATACGCTTACTGGTGCTCTTGAACCTTCCCGTGACCTTATCGGATCTGTTGATCTGAGTGTCCCGGTGGGTGTTGCGGGTGCGGATGTTGACACTTACCTGAACGATTTGGGAGCCTTTGTTGCCTCGGCAACATTCAAAACGCACGTCAAGTCGCAGCTGATCAGTTTCTGATCCTCTGTGTCGTGACACGTTTTGTTCTCCTTCTCGCAGCCCTCTTTGTGATGGCTGTAATCGTTCTCTCCCTTATCGGCGCAACGCTGAAACAGGGATCTTCTGAGATTCGTAATGAAACCCAAAAGAGTAAGCAAGTCAACCAATCTTCTCCAGCAGGAAAACCTGCGATTGAAGAGGACCAGTTTTGAAGTTTATCTTCGTCTCTTGTCTAAGTTGTTACAGTCCCAATCTGATAAATCCTTTCTAAAAGGTCTTTCCGACGCGTTGCGTCGGAGGGATTTTAAAGACTTGATGATGCAGTCTGATTTATTGTCTTCCACGAAGTATGAAGACGCAACAGATCATTTTGTTGCAAATCAGTTTTCACTTCTCATTAGGAAGTACCCCTGGGATTCCGCCTTAATCGGCGCCGATCCCCTCGCACGCGCGAGAGCTTCTTTTGAAAACGCAGAAATGCGCAACAAGAGGATCAATCGCAAGTTCGAGCTCCTTAGAATCGATCCCTCACGGGACAAATTCAGAAAGGAAGGGAAAGAGATGATGTCGTGGTGCAGGACCCTAATAGGTTCTAAGCCATCATACTCATCTGTCTTCCGTGAGAGTGATTTTGGGCGAGGAGCATCTGTCGGTGTACATGGTGATGATACACATCTGATCAGGAAACTTTCCTCTCAGAGGTGGACCGTTACACCAGGTGCCATCCATCACGGCTACGCCTCTATCATGCAAAATGCCCACTTCCACGAGGTATTACTACCGCGCGGGGGTGATCATGGCCTGATATGCTACGATAACACTATTAGTTTCGATAACTATGTGAGTCGTATGAACGTGATAGGATACAACAAACTAAGCTTTGTCCCGAAGACAGCCAAGACGCATCGCGTCATTGCTGTCGAACCGTTACTGAACGGCTTAGTCCAGAAAGGGATAGACCAAGTGCTTCGCAAGAAATTGCGGGCACGGCGTCTTGACCTCTCGGACCAAAGTCGCAATCAGGAGATGGCCCGCTTGGGTTCCATCTCGGACACCGACGAGAGTTTCGTCACACTCGATCTCGCGAACGCTAGTAATAGCGTCTCACTTGAGGTTGTGCGTACGATTTTCCCGCCGGACTGGTTCGAGCTCTTTGCTCGCACCAGGTCCCCCCAGTACATGATTGATGGAGTCTGTAAAGACTACAACATGTTGTGTAGCATGGGAAACGGTTTCTGTTTTCCGGTCCAAGTGATCCTGTTCTCATCGATTTGCCACGCATGTGGCTGTGGTGTCCCCGCCGAAGACTTTATTGTCTATGGCGACGACATCATAGTTCGTAAGAAGTATGCGGCTCGAGTAATTGAGCTTCTACGGCATTACGGATTTCGATTGAACACTGATAAGTCCTTCGTCGAGGGACCTTTCAGGGAATCATGCGGCTCGGATTGGTTTGGCGGACAGGACGTACGTCCCTTCACCCTTGATTTCGAATTGGACTCAGTCCAGAACGTTTTCAAGATCTGCAATCTAACGCAAAGGAATGAACGCACTAAAGCGTTCTTTTCCCCGGTACGATCGTTCTTAACGAGCGTCGTATCGTCGTATTTCAGATTCTTCAGGCCCCTAACGGGGACTGTGGATTCTGGAATCGACTCGTTGGGTGACGAGCATCTGACATGTCCGAACTGCGTCTACAAGGACGGAGTTTGGTCGTGGAAGGTGCTTGTCCACACTCCTGTAGAGGATTTATCCGCTATAAGAAGTGTGCAGAATGAGCCATGGCTCATGGGTGTTGCGTTGCGAGGATCTAAGAGCAATCTTCAAGGTCTTCCCAGCGTGTCTTTTCGTCGTAAGACGAAGACAAGGGTAGCTCGTGAGAGCTACTCGGCAACCAGCAATTGGTTACCGACCTACTAACGCGTTAGTAGAATCTTTCTCTATACGCTACTCGTGAGAGCGTGTGTAAAGAAAGTTGGG